ATCGAGTATGATCGGACGTCCGCGATCATCAACCAGGTCGTTGAAGTGATCGAGAGCCGCCTGATACGTCGTCAGACTGATGTCGGCATGCACCGTCGGGCGGTTGGAGATCGTCGCCCCACCGTCCAAACGAGTGTGCGCCGTGTTGCAGAGGGACAAGCTATCTTCCCCAGTGAAGCTCGAGCTGAACGCATTGTTCAGAACACTCCACGCATCAACCTCGATCTTATACGCAGCGGCACGACCCAGCTCTCGTGACATCTGCTTCATGATCCCGTAGAGGTCGTCATCCCACATCTCTCGCGTGATCCGGAATCCCAGACCATACGATGCGTGGGTATAACGCACCTTGCTGCCTTCGATCGGGTCGTCGAATGTCGTTGCGACGCCCTCCGGCTTCGTGAGCATCCCGCCGAGCCCTGCAGTCTTCAGGTCTTCTTCGTATGATCGCTGAGAATCTTCGGTGTTGAATACGCCGAGCCACTGATTCGGCTGACCGTCGATCTCGTTGAACATCACGTCATAAAGACCCGGAGCAAGCAGTTCGGCAAATCCGCCAGTTGTCGTTGTCATGACTGCCTACTCCTAATCTACCGCGTTCGCCTGGCAATAGACAGGATCGAACTGGAAGAGAACGCGCGTTCGAACGTCGCCCATCACTTCCGCATCCTGAAGCCAGAATTCCCAGATGACTACTCGATCTGCGGACGTCTCACCCGTGTCCACAAACCACGTTTCGCTGGTCGCATCCCTCAAGACCCCCAAGGGCAAGAAGCGATCCGTTGCAGCACCAACAGCAGTGTCGGCGGCGTTGGACAGGTTCCCCATAAAGAGGGTTCCTGGCATCGCAACTTCCACTTCCTGTTCCTTGTCGCCCGAAGCAGTTCCGTTCTGTCCGTCCTTTGTCGCGACCCCGAGGATCAATGCCGGATCAGCACCACACTCATCCGTGTATCCTGAGGTCGAAACAACGAGTGCACCCTTCTTGAAGGTAGCAGATGCCGCTTCGGGCACCCTCACCTTCGGAATGCACAGACCGTACAGATTGCGAACTGCCCTCATCGCTACGCGTGGGCTTGTCGCCATTGTTCTTACTCCCTACCGAGCTTACTTCTTCTCTGCGCCGAATTCGCTATCATCGGTCGAAGTGAAGACTTGTCTCGGTCGAATGTTACGCTGCCTTGATTTCGTCAACGCAGCACGTGTTTGGTCATTTGCCTGCTCGACCATCGTATCCAGAGAACCGGACTGTCGAGCAAGACGAGTGCGCTCAGGAGCTGCGATACGAGTCTCGTACAACTCCTTAGGCATCCGCATGAGAACCAGATCTCCCCTCGTGCGGATTTCATCGGCGCCATCAGACTCTTTAACTTGACCTGTGACTCCTGCGAGCTTCATTCGAAGAGCGGCCGGCAGCTCAGGTGCGCCTGTAACTACAACCCAGCCCTCGTTCAAAGCAACTACGACATTCCTGTCTGCCCGATTCATCCAGTGATACTGGAAGTTCGGATCAGCGTCAGGAACTGAGAAAATATCGCGTTCTTCTTGAGACATTACGTTCTCCTGCCTATCCTGCTGATGGACGATCGAACACAGTCCGTCGTCGCGTTTCACTTCGAGGTCTGCTCTGAGCTTCGAGACCTTCCTGTGTGGTTCCACCATCTTCTAACTTCAGGAGATACTCTTCCACAGGAATCCCCCACTCTCGAGCAGCACGAATGATTTTGTCATTTGCGATAAGCTTCGGCTTGCGCTCCTTTGACCCAGAGGTCTTAGCTCCTGGTGTCGCACGAACAGTGGCTGGTGTTGCCTTTGGTCCCTTCGGAGCCTCCCGAAGAAGACGTTCTGACTCACGAGTCGCTGCCTGCTCTGCTGCTTCTGTTGCTGTCGCCGCTTCCGCTTCTTCCCGCGCAGTCTTCTCTTCCTCTGTTTCTCCCTCAGGAGTCACAGAGACTTCCGGTTTTCCAGAACCAAGTATACGCTTCTCAAATTCTGGATCCGTGGCTTTCAACTGGACGTACACCATCCAATGAATGCCTTTCTGCATCTGTTGCTGAGGATGAAGACCCTCAACGAGCTTTAGAACCTGAGCTCCCACTTTCGTGAATTCCTCAGGACCGATCTTTGCCTTAAAGTCAGCTTCATCGTCAGTACGGAAACGACTTGCTGTGAGTAGCGTTGCTGCATCAACACGTCCTGATGCATGAGCGGCAAGACGTTGTGCAGGAGTCATTTCGGAAACTCCTGCTCCGGCTCCAGAAGGAGTTCCTTCCTGTGACCCACCCGGTTCTTTCGTTGCAGCGGTCTCCAGACTTTCTGCATATGCCGCAATCGTGTCAACGTGCTTCCCCGCAAAGCGACCATCGATGTAATATCCAGCCGCGTCAATGTTTGATGCCATTTGTCCCTCCCGCTCTCTGCGGACGTTAATACCCAGTTGCGCTTGATCTGCCCGTCTCAGGCAGTATTGTTTCTTTCGCGATCCGTTGTCGAATCTTCCTCATGAGATTAGTAAGGAAGATTGCCTCCCCCTGCTTGCGAAGGAGGCTGTAGACTTCCTGCTCCCCCTCCAGACGGCTCAGGGCCAGGCGGTGCTCCTCCTCCAGGACCCGGAGCAGGGCCGCCAGGACCATTGGGTTGAGCTGGTCCAACTCCATTTTGTCCGCCTCCCATAATACCCTGCATTGCCTGCATGGCGTTCATGATCGATGGAACGACTTCATCAACGTTCTCGATGTTGAATCGCTCCACCATTCTCTTAACGATGTTCTGCGACGCGTTGATTACCTGAATAGCAGCCAGTTTCATTGGAGGAGGAAATGCGGGATTCATCACAAGATTCACAGCTTGCATGAACCTCATGTAATACTCATTCAACATCCCGAAGAGGATCTGGAACGACTGAATCTCCGTCTCTCGATTGATCTGGTCACTAGTCAGGCGAATAGTTAACCCGATAGCAAGACGTGGATCTTCTTTCGGCCACACGAGAAGAGTTCCGTCAGGCAGGGGAGTTCCCTCTGGACGAAACTGTTGCTCCTGCTGGATCGTGAGATAAATCAGCTCTTGGATCTGATTCTTCATCTCATCAATCGAAACATTGAACCGAAGATTGCCTTGTCCAATCAAGGCTGTCGTGCCTGTCGCAGTAGCGCGAGAGCCAACAACTCCGCTTTCAAGCCCGAGATTATAGTCCGACACTGCAGAACGAACCTGCTGCATCCGACCTGCAAATTCAACCACAAGCTGTAATGCTGACGACGGCTCCGAAAGATTCAATACGCGAGTCTTGTCCGGCTGATCCGTGACTACGATCTTGCCTGGATGGATCTCTCCATCACGAGCAAGAGAGCTTTCAGGATCGGTTATGACGATTCCCGCATTTGCCGCTGTCGCAGCATCGACAACTTGATTCAGTGCTGTTGACGCGACTTCCTGAAACTGATTCACCTGCTCTGCAACGCCCATTCCATGGACTTCGTGGGGTTGAACCAAGAACGGAATCTTGACGAGATGGCGGAACTTACCAAAGAAGGGGTTGTAGATCTTCCGAAGAAACTGTCTCGACTTGGGGTGATAGACAAGAATCACCTCCTCAAAGACAAGATCATCTCTACCCTCTACTGGGATCGGGAACCGTCCTCGAATCTGATAAAGGGTATAGGTTTCTTCAATTCCACCAGAAGTGTTCTTCGCCTTCTGAATAATCCCAAATCTCTTGTCTGTGCGTACTGCCTGGTGTCCCTTGATCCGATCGACGTCTTCGAAGATTTCTTCGTCCTCGAACTGCTTTAACTCGTCCCAGGTATACTCGTGTCGCGTTGCAAACCAGGGCTGTTTTGCCCAGTTGTCGTATCCTTGAGGGTTGATGACACAGTCAGCGGGAACTGTTTCGAACCGAACTCCTGTGTATCCAGGAACAACCTGCTCGGTAACTTCCATCTGATCGTTGTATGTATGCCAGACTCTGGTTTCTTCAACCCAACGCGGCTCTACATACGCGTCACCATCCTGTGCGGCATCGTGAAAGACCTCTCTCAATCGATCACGAGCACCAGAATTAGAGATGAACGCGTTGATCCAGTCACGAATCTTCTTTTCGTTCGGCTCCCACTCTGGATTGATGATTCGAATCTCGGCAAAATCAGGAGCACCGAACAAGGTCGCCATCATCTTCGCGACCATGGCATCCACAGCCACAGCTACATGAGGAACAACGATGTTCGATGCACCATCCCAAGGGAAAGTCTTCTTTTCCGTGAGAGGAATTGCCTTGTATGCCTTCTTGAACTTCGCGAGTTGGTCTTCGTAACCCGCATGCACTTCGAGAGCCTTGATTAAGGCATCATCGACGTAGCGGATTAGAGCAGACTCCTGCACGGGATCAAGCTCAAGATGGCTTTGGACGAGAGGCATCAGGCCTTGGGAGCTCCTTGTTCAGAAACACGGCTGATTCCATAAGCCCGATCAGGAGCTGTCGGAGTGGGAACGTTCAATCGAGACGATCTTGTCGCTGCAGGAGTCGAGGACAAGTTCTTTGGCTTTGCTGCCGTGATTCCAAGCTGCGTTGTTGCTCTTGGAGTTACAGGAACCGTTGCCGGTTTCGAAGCGACACGAGCTGCCTGGGCTCGAGGACCACGAGCTTTCTTGTCCTTCTGCGTGAGTTTCTTCTTTGCCATCACTTCTCCTCAGTATCCAGTAACGGATGACCTGGTTGCGAGTCTACGGGTCTGGTCGAGCTGGTTACGCCTTGTTGTTTTTGTCAGTACCATTTCAGTACCCAGAAGACTTAGACATGCGGCTGCAGCATCGACCAGATCTTTTGTTCCGAAAGTCGGAAATCCTTTGATCTCTTCGTGAAAGTCGCGGAGACCTCGATGAATGAACAGATCGTGACTTTCGGAATATGGGATGAGAGTTCGGATTCGGTAATCCTTGTCTTGAGTGGGGGTTTCATCTTGGACTGGGAATCGATATCCAATACGCATTTGCTCCTTATACAGAGGGAACTTCAGCGTTCGAGAGAAGAGGACCGATTCAATCGCAGCCTTGTGACATCGCCACTTCTGATGCATCCCGATATACTTTGCATAGAGGAATGCTGGATTGCGTCGTTCAGCATATGCATCCAGAACAAACAGCCGGTTTCGGCTGTCTTGTCCCATCACCACCATCGCGTTGCGGGAGTTCTTCTTTACTTGCTTTTCTCCCATAGCGGGATCCCACATGAGAACGCGCTTCAGTGAATCAAACTCGACTGTTTCGACTTCACCATTATGATGATCGAGTATGAGGTCCCCATCTTGGTTGAGCCTGAACCAACCCAAATCGACATCCCTGAATTCGGCAAGGGCGGGATCTTGTGGGTTGTTCTGGTAGAGCATGGAGAACATGAACTGTCCCTGTTTCTTGCGTAGTCGTTCGCAGCTTGCTTCAGGGAAAAGTCGGGGAAAGAAGAAATACTTTTTGTCGGGATCAGGAGCAAATTTGTCTGGGTCCATCCCCCAGATTGGAAGTCTTTGTGTTTCTTCAGCTTCACGGAGGTCCCTCTCCAGGTCCTCTCGCATCCACATAAGAGGGCGGACCATGAATTCGTACGTGTCACCTTCCTTCGTCATGATGTCGTTGTAGAGGTCATCAACACCCCAACGTGTTCCGATGAGAAGATCGTAGGCGTTTTGTTCGTCGACGAAGAGTGCTTCTGCGGCGCGATAGGAGTCTTTGACTCGATTTCGAACTGCAGGAGACAGCATTGCTTGGAAGTCTTCGAGATCGTCCTTCAGCTGGACCGTGTAGTGTCTCGACACAATGTGAGTATCCACACCAGCAGCTTCAATCGTATCTTCTCCATACATCCCTTCGCGAGGGAACAGAAGATTCGTATCAGACCAGGTAGTCCGTGAGATGTCTGGGATAATATCATGATAGAGCCACCGGAACGTCTCATTCCTCTCGACCTGTTGTCGAAGGGACTTAATCTGCTTCGCCGCATTCTGTGACGCGAAGGACATGAGAAGGATCCGATGTTCTGGTCCGGGCAGACCAAGAAACATCTTCTGGATGAGAATCCACAGAGGAAGGCTCTTTGACCCGACGGTGCTCTTATAAGTATCTCGAGGAAGAAGGATGACCTTCCTTTGCTTCGGAACCTTCTGGATGAAATCACAAATTTCACGATGAGGGACCGCTTCGATCTTATCCCACTTCAAAATAGCCGTGGCGAAGAAGTAAAGACTCTTACGGCCGTTCTCTCGCGTCGTGTAGTAAATCTCATCCGCCTTAGAGTCCGTCGGCAAGGCGATCCCGAGGTTTTCCTCGAACGCCTTCTCCCGGGCCTTCGTGGTTAAAATCTCCACTACGACCCCTCCGTCCTTTCCACCATAACATCGATCACAGGAGGAGGCAGGATGTTGGTGTTCTCCGTAAGTCCTGCTTCTGCAGAACGACGCAGGAGGACTTCGATTGCTTCTGCGGAGAGGACAACGATCTTCTGACCTGTGTTTGCGACATTACGTTGAGGAGCATGCCCTGCCCGATCAAGCCAGTCCTGGCAAAGTGATGCTTCTAGTTTCGGATCACCCGTGCTTTGGATGATCCCCAGAAGCCGGTCTTGCATCTCTGTGGCTCCTTCTGTAAAGATCGCCACAACATCTTGAATCTTGTTTTTCTCCACAACAGACAAGGCTGCGTAGTTCTGAGTAAGGACCCAGTTTTCATAACGCTGATAGTGAAGATCCTTTAGCCATCGCGCAATCGTATTTGCGTTGACTCCGACCCTCTTGGCCAGCTCAACATTCGTGATCGACGGCTCATCTTCTCTAAATCCCGCCATGAGCTTCCACTCAACACGAACGGCGGTATCATAGACTGCTTCAGGCAAACTCATCTATATCTCTACCATTATTATACCCCAGACAAGACTAACCGACAACTTGATGATCTGGGACCCATGACGATCTTTGAAAGTCCCAAGCCAAAACCACCCTCGTTTAGAAGGGGGGCAATAATAAGGAATTTTTCTATTGTGTCTGGGGGTTGGGGGGTAGTTAGATTGTTGTTGTTGATAGTAGTTGTTGGTGTTGTAGATATAATAAGGAGTGTGTGGTATGTATAGATTAGATGTGTTGATGGGTGAAGAGGTTGTAGAGAGTAAGATGTTTGTGAGTATGGAAGAGTGGAGGGAATATAGTAAGGAGGTGGAAGAGGTTGGGTTTGATTGGGTAGTGGTTGATGATGATGAGTTGTTGAAGGTTGATTTGGATAGGTTGGATGAATGGGTTAAGGAGTTGAAAGGTGAATGAGTTGTTGGAGATAGTAGGTGGTGTGTTGTTGTTTGGTGGAATGTTTGTTGTGTTGTTGTTGTTGATGGTGTTAGGAGGTTAGTGATGGAGAAGGT